TTACTCACACAATCCGTAAAAGCTCATGCAACTGGTCGCCGTATCGTCGTCGAACAAACTGCCCGTCGCGTTCTGCCATTGGACGTAGCGCACGACATCGTTTATTGTCGGATATTTCTCTCCGCTGGTAATTGCGTAGGAGGGAATCATATCCGGGCCAAAAAAAGAAGAGTGCAACTCTCTTTCGAAGTTTGCTATTTCCGCTATACGCTCGGGAGATTGTTGGGCGATATTGAGAATATCGCGCTGGTTTGCCATCACACACGGCCAGCAGCCGACGCGCTTATAGCCCATCCGGTAGAGAGGATTCGGCTCTAACCCTGCGGCGAGGATGTAATCGATCACCTGCTGCGCCGACCAGTCGAACACGGGCCGAAGCAAATCGTCGGCGAACTTTTCCCGAAATGCCCGGACATCCTTACCACGGTAGCTGTGCTTCTTCGGCTTACCGTTTTTGTCATAACCGTAGGGCTCGAAATAATATTTGAAGTACGTACATTGCGCCGACATCTTGGCTCGCGCCGGAGATTCCGCGCCTCTGATGCCCTGAATCATCAGCATATTGTCCTGAACTTCGTCCAGCACATAGTCAATCGTCGGTTTGGTTTTGAGTTCTATCGTGCAGAACCGCGCCCGCGTCGAGGCCCAGCGCTTTTTTTGCCGCGCAAGATCGACCATCCCGTCGTACTTCTTCGACTTCAATGTTACCAAGTCGAGGTGCAGCTTGTCGGCGATACGGTTAATATACTCATAGGTCAGTGGATGCTCCCAACCCGTATCGCAGAACACGGTGGTAAAGTTCTTGGTAATATGCTCGCGCACCCACAACAGCGCCGCAAGGCTGTCCTTACCTCCTGAGAAGGTAACGATTACTTTCATTTTCTTTAATCTGTTAAATTCAATTCGATAATCTCGTCGATCCTGTAATCCTCGATCCCGGTACACTCCAACAGAGCCGGGATGCGTACAAGAGGTTTGGCCGGGTTGAAGTCGTAGCGACCCGAAATCCGACCGTTGAGAGAGCTGATGATCCGGCACAGTGACAACACGATGTTGTAAGACCTTTGAGGAGCCTCCAACAGGATGCAGCCGCTGATGGTCCGATACGCCTCGTCTGTCTTGTCGTTGTACTGCCGGGCGGCCCGGTCGTCGATCTTGCGAAGCATCGACCACGCGATGCCGTGAGCCTGCGCGACCAAAGTCCGGGCCTGCGTATAACGGCGTTTGGTTTCGTGGCGGAACAAGCCGGAGGCCGTAAGTTCGGATTCAAGGTCGAGCATCGCGTAATTCAGACATCCGACCAGCGTCAGCATCCGCACCGCGAGCGGCACGTACCGCTCGTCTTCCGGCCGGGGGCCCCGCTCGATTAAGCGGGTATTCATCCATGCCGTATGTTTCATCAGCATTGCCTGACGGTAAGGTAGTTTGGTCATAATTTGACAACGATTGAGGTTCCGATTTGACGGCCTATCATTTTCCCGTATTCATTGTATATTTCACGCGGATAGATGCTTAAATCGGAGATATGTACTCCGTTATCTTTTTCGAACTGCATCAGCAAGCAGGATATTTGATCTTCAAGATGCTCCTTGGCATCTTTGACTTCAGATATCGTTTTAATTACAAGTTTCATGGTTAGCTCGGCAATTGGTTGGATCGAATAATAAGCGGAATTGAAACGGCGCACTGTGTATTTCGGATTTTGGGCTTGCGTAGAATCGCCTCCAGTTTGGGAATAAGAGACTGCAATTCCTCTACGGTCAATAGTCCGAACGGTTTGCCTGCGATACGTAAATCCATGCAGAATTCGTTGACCGGGGTAAATGAAGAATCAGTCGTATCGATACCGAGGCGTTGCATGCGTTTCAACACTGCCGAACGGGCTTTTCGTAGTCGTTCTTTGTGGTCTGCAATACTTTCTCCCATCATCTTACCCGACTGTAAGCACTCGCACATATCTTCGTACTCCGTCGGCATCATCTCCCGAAGCGATGAAGTACGACCATCCGTGAATTGCAATACCAAAGTTTCCTTGTACCGGTCGAGGTCGATGCCTTTCGCCTTGGCGATAGCATAGAACCGAGAGTAGCTACACTTTTTCTTTGTCATAATCTTCGAAAGTTTGTACGCTGAAAAATCCGAGTTTGGGCCGTACGTTCATAAAGACCGGCATTCGACGATGGAGGGCGATGCACAACTCGATGCGTGCACCCTAGCTCTTCTCGTAATCGTCCAACAAGTAGATGGCGTCACATCGAAGCAGCAACGAGATATCTTTGCCTATGTGCTCCGCCCAGTCGGCCTCCAGTGGAAGGCCGTTGTCGAACGGGCTGACCGGTTCGAACCCGAACCGCCGTATCTTCTCCGCCGCACTTCGAAATTTGGCGATCGCCTCCCGGACAGGCAGTCCGGTGATCTTTCCGCTGATGTAAATTTTCTTGATGTCCATATCGTTTTACATTTAAGGTTTATCCCCAGTATTTACGCGCACCTTCTTCGTAAATCGTACATTCGCCTGTCGGACCGATAAAACGGCCCTTACTGAAGGCTTTGTAACCTTCGACCCAGATTTTCAGCGAAGCGTCGTACATCACTTTGCTCGCAGCACGTCCGTCCGGACGTTTGCCGTCGGCATGGCTGACGAAAATCAGCAATTTGTTGCGATGCCGCTCCTTGAATGCGATGTATTCCTTGTAACTCATTTGGGTATATTGGAAAGAGTCGATGACAACGAAATCCCACGATCGAGGTTTCGATAGTCGTTCGTCCATTTCTTCGAAACTCATCGAATCGTTGTACTGAAAACGACTGCCGCATTCATCTGCCCGATAACGCCGAATAGCATCCTGTGTCGTTCCTCCGAGTCCCTCCTCCAACGGCAGATAAAGTACTTTGCCATGAGCGCACAGCGCCTTGCAAAAGGATACCACAGCCGAAGTCTTTCCGTTGCCGCTGTTACCCCAGAAGAACACCACACCCGTACGGTCGATTTCCCCCACGCAATCATCCCAGATGCCGCCCAAACGAATCGTGCGGCGTTTGATCGTCAGAACCTGTTTTGCAGATAGTGTCCGGCCCATTTGAATTGCTTTTGAACAAGACTATTTCTTGATTTCAGCGAGCTTTTTACTTTTGTGCACCGATTTCCGAACACGGCGCATGTCGTAATAGTCCCGCACTTGCTTTTTATCCCATGGATTTGCAGCTTTCGATACGACCGTGCGGGCATCTGCCAGCACGCTGGAGATTGCTGCTTCGGCATTCAGCCCGTTTGCCAGACATACGGCCGTCACCTCATGGCTGGTTGCGGGAGTGAGGTCGATGAACCGGCGTCCGATACGTGAAAACATCTCGTCATAACCCTTTTTGTCGTACTCCAAGCCGATACTCATCCGCCGCTTGATGTATTCGGTCGATAGAAAGATGATTCCGCAGCGTCCTTCGAGCGCGTTATAAATCGAAATGAAGTAGTAAAACACCGTATCCATCAACTTGTCGCCTTCGTCGAAGATGAGCAGCGGCCGATCGAGCACACGCAATTCATCCGTTACGGCTTGGAGTTTCTCCCGCAGGCTCGTCTGGGCGAGTTTGAGCCCTATGACGCGGGCCATTTCACGAATAAAGTCCCCGCGACGCATGTCCTCCGAACACGAGATAACGAACACGTTTTCATGCTTGGCAGCATAATCGTGCGCGGTCGTCGTCTTGCCGATACCGGCATTTCCTACCACCCATGACACGTTTTGATTCGCTTGCGCATCCTCCAGCAAAAGAAATAATTCCCGGTAAGCCGTCGTTTCGCAGACAGTCCATTCCTCCGGATTCACAGGAGAAATTTGCGAACGGATCCGCAGGAACATTTCGTCGCTGATGTTGTCGAATTTACCGTTCAGAATCGTACTAATCGTACCTGCACTGATACCGAGTGAATTCACCGCCTTGTTTTGGCTGGGATACTTGGATACATAGACCTGCAAACGGGCCTGAATATCCTTTTTCTCTTCGAGAGATAACTGTTTCATATTGGTTTGTAATCAAAAATTTACATTCGATTGAATATCGCCGTCGGATCGCAATCCAGATTGCTGACCGCCTTGGTATATTCGCCGACGGTCACCGGTTCGGAGTACTGCTCGGAAGGAACGACTACAACCGTATCGGCCAGGCGTTCGTACTCTTTTTCGCTGATGCCTTTGATCGCCGGTGTCCGCAGCCCGTGCTGTTCCGGTGCGACGCCGTGTTCCAGTTCCAACGTGTGCGCCTCGATTTGACGGCGCACCCGCTCACGTTTGTTCGCTTCATCGTTGTAGCGAATCAGCTCCATATCGCCTTCCTGTTGTTCCTGAATATTGCGGCGGACGGTGAGATAAGGATATGCTACGGTTTCGTAACGTAACCCCATCGGGGTCTGTTCGTAAAGCAATGCGCGATCCATGGACTTCGGATCGAAACGCACGAAGAATTCTCGGCCGGTATTCTCACTGCGCCATGCGTAATCGGGCGTACCATCGGAGGTTAATACCTCGTAAGTGTACTTGCGGTTTTGGTATTGAATCGTGATACCATCGGCTGTAAATATGCTCGGCCGCTCGGTCGTCAGCCAGAACAGATCGATCATATCCAATTCCGTTACGCGTTCCGTTGCAGGATTGACGCTCGTGCGGTACATCTCTTCGTGTGCAATCCCCGTCTGGTAGTGCTTCATCGCATTCCATTTGCTGCGGGCGACGGAGTAGGCCTCCAGCATCTCCTCGTAGGTGAACAATTTCTCCTTGTTCGCTTCGAGGAACTCCCGGTTGATCTTCCACGCCTCTTTCGAAGTGATGTTCCCGCCGGTGAAACGCCAATCCTCATGCAGTACCTGCTTTTGAAAGCGACCGAACACCGACTCGATACTTTTCGACGGAGCGTTATATGGTGCTGTCGGGCGATTGATGCGGCAGATATTCGCGAAGAACTTCTGAGCGATCTTGCTCCGCTGCCCGCCCTGATTGTCGGTAACGATCTCATACGGTTTGTGTCCGGCTGTTTCGATAGCCATACGGAAAGCCCGAAACTGAGCGTCGAAATTCTCCGTATCGCTGACCGCATAGCCGAGCAAGGTTTCGCTGTAAGCATCGATCACTTCGTACACCGACGCGGAACGCACCACCGTTTTGCCGTTCTCGACCGCCTTGTAGAAGAGGTTGAGCTTCGTTCCGTCACCGTACCACAGCGAATCGCGCATCGTCGGCATTTCGGTCTTGTTGCGGCGTGCATAGAGCTGTTTGGCCGCCAGTTCACCATAAACAGCGTCGTACCACAGCGGCTTGATCTCCGGCCGTTCGAGGTATTGCACCAGCGACGACTGCGAAGCGAGCCGTTTCCAACCGCGACGTTCGGCGATGCGGTTGAATTCTTCGAAGAGCTGCTTGGTCGTATAAACCGGAACACGGCAACGGCGCAGGGCGACGATCTGACGTCCGGCCGCTTTGGTAATTTTCAGCGTGTTCGCATTGCAGAACTTGCCAGACACGAGGCAGGCATAGCCCTCTTTTGTATATTGGCGGAGCTTGTCGCGCAGACGAGCTTCACTCTTGGGCAGGGTGTGTCCGTAGGCTTGGCGCAACTCTTCGGCCGTGGCGAAGATGTTGGACCAGATGACCGGCGTATTGTTGTTGCACGCACGTCGCATCGCTTTTTGTGTCCCCCGCATTTCCCGAAGAGCATTCAGCACCCGCGCATTCAGCGTGTATTCTGTTTGTTTATCCTCCGGTAAATGTTCGCCGTTCGGCAACAGATATTCATGATAATACTTTTGTGCTTCGCTATCGACTGCAAGCGGCATATCTTCCTGTTTCATTATCTTTTCAGGATTACCGTATTTCGCTTCAAAACGCAGTCGGAACCGTTCAGGTAGCGAGTGGTACTCGATCAGAGCATACGACCCGAGTCCCTTGCCCGGACGTAGAACATTTACCCGGCCCCGCGTCACGAGATGATCGTAAGCACTACGACTCATTACCGCCTCGCCATCGTCCGACCGCGTCAGCTCGTGCATCGTTACTGCTATTATGTTTCCGAAATATTCCATCGCTTCGTTGTTCTCGATCCCGCGCCGGTATCGCTCCGGGCAACGCCTTCAGCGTTCGTGGGAAAATCGCTATATTTGTGTTGCCAACTACAAAATTTCAGCGATTATGTTACCTGCCGATCTATATATCCATTTCATTTGCCCGTCGGAACAACTGATGTTCCGTACTCGTGAATCGATGTCTCCTCAATTGCGCCAGTTAGACGTGAGATACAGAACTGATAAATCGTATCCTCCCGAATGTTACCGATTTGAACTTTCCATTCCTGCCGTGGAGGAGTACACGATGACCTTTCGGGTGTGGATTGATAAGCATGATCCCCGGATTGAGCAGATCCTGACGGCTGCACACAACGTTGTCGAAAGCGTTTCAACAGAGATACGTCTTGAAATAGAAAGGTGATCGTACCGTCGGCTTCGTTCCAGTCGGACTCTCCGAGACCGTATCCGCTGATCGATTCCAGTTCTTCGACCGCCGCATGCAATAGCTCATTCAGACGCTCTTCGTGACGGGAAATAGCCTCTCTTTGGTGTTTGGGTATCATAAGCCTACCTGTTTAATGAATCCGTGAGGCTTTGCGCCTCGAATACGATGTTTCCCCAGTCGCGAACCTTGACATCGGAGAACGTTTTTACGGCACGATTATCCCGACTGATGCTGGCTGTGCACGTCGCGTTGTCGAACTCCACTCGAACACCGTTCGAGAAGGTTTGAATGATCCGTTGTACGCCGCCGATATCATGTACGAAATCGATCTCGCAATTCGGCATGAAACCTTCCGTGACATCGAGCTTGATCATTACGCGTCCGCCATTTTGCACGGCCATGCGGCGAATCTTTTCTGCCAACTGGCTCTGGGTCTGGAAGGTCAAGGCCGACCACAGCGTTACACGGCTTACCCCCAACGCCCGACAGATGCGAGCTTTTTTAGAAGTCGATAATTCGATATATTTCATCATTCTCTTGGTTATGTTTGGTTCTACAAGTAGTCAGACAGTATCTCTTTGAAATGCCATCATCGGGATATCGCCGGGTTATTTTACTTCATTGATGCTCGGTCTCAAGGAACAACCGTAAGCCGTTACCAAAGCGTCGAACATGCGCTTCACGAAGGAAGCGGACGCTTCGAAAACAATTCCGGACTTCTCCGTATAACTGAATGCGATACCGCGTGTAATCAGGTAAAAACAGACCTTGTTCTTGTTGCTTTGCGTTTGCCACTTCTTCATTTCCTCTTTCATAGCCATAATTCAAAATTTTCACTATCTTTATAGCGCCTTAATATATTAGGACGATGCAAATATAAACGAGATATTTCGACTATGCAAGAAAATAAGCAAGAAAAATCACCTATCAAGCGAAAAATATTGTTATTCCTTTCGGAAAATGGTATAAGTCAGTATGATTTTTACCGAAAAACGGGTATTACAAGGGGGATTTTGGGACAAAATAATGGTATTAGCGAGGATAATATGGCGAGATTTCTTGCTGCATATCCACAAGTATCGGTCGAATGGTTATTGACAGGACGAGGTTCAATGCTTCGAGATCAAGATATCCAACTTGCCACGCCTGTCGTAAAAGAACAATTCCATCTGCGAACGGATCACAAAGTAGGATTGCAAAGCATCCCCCTCTATGAATTGGATGCAACAGCCGGTTTAGTGGAACTGTTCAGCGATCAGGCCCGCCAAACACCCATTAGCCATATACAAATCCCCGATCTTCCGCCATGCGATGGAGCTCTTTACGTGCGAGGGGATTCGATGTATCCATTACTGAAAAGTGGAGACATAGTTCTATATAAAGAAATTGCAAATAATTCGTCTGGTATATTATGGGGCGAAATGTATCTTCTATCGTTCACACTTGACGGCGAGGACTATATTACTATCAAGTATATACAAAAAGCCGATGACGACCGTTTCGTCCGGCTCGTTAGCCATAACCCACACCATTCACCGAAAGACATCCCCGCCGACTCGATCCAAGCACTGGCATTGGTAAAGGCGAGTGTGAGATTCAACACGATGGGATAAAAGCGTGTCACGCGCACTTTTTCAAACAGCAAACAGCGGCAACTTGAGCAGTTGTTGCTGTTCTTTAGACGATTATACAAAAATAAGCGATTGAAATTTGTAAAAAGTGTGTCATTAAGGGGGTACATATACCGCCATTTTTCTGCATTTTTGCACGGTTTTGGTAGTTAAAGGTTAGTTTAGGTGCATCTCTTTTTCACGTTTTTGGCAGTCTTAATGGCTGTTTAACGTGGATATTTCGTTTTGAAACACGAAAAAACAGAGGCAGTTTTAACGGCCGTTTTTGTGGCCGTCTAAATCTCAGATCATAGAACATGACTGCCGAAATGGCAGAACGACCTTGCTTTGTTTGGTGAGGGTTTGAACGGCCGTTTGAACGATAAAAATACGATACTCGACTGGCGTCACCTATACACGCCTACCAATGGCTGAAATCGCAGCACAAACAGCCTCAGTCGCAAATCCGACCTACGGTCGCAGATATCAAAAAGCCTCCGAAATTTGACCGTTTTTGGCCGTTTTCGGAGGCAATGTAACATCGGAGGTCGAACACCGCGTTCAAATCTGGTTCAAATGTAACACGAAAGTATCACCGAAGTAACATTTGGTTTCGCGGTGCGTCCGGGGGTGTCGCGCTGCTAACCTTCTGATATATACCGGATATCTATCTTTCTGTCGCTGCTCTTCTTTTGTACATTTGGTTTTTACCCCCATAGATTGGTTCCCAAGCGACTTTTTCCGAGTCGGGGGATTAAAAGGGAACCGGGTGAAATTCCCGGACAGACCCGCTGCTGTGAAGCTCCGCCAATCATCCGGGCAATCTGTACCACTGGCCGTTTCGTGCCGGGAAGGAGTTCGGATGAGGAGTCAGTCAGAAGACCTGCCAACGATTTATGGATTTAACCGCACCCGAGGACCGGTCGGTTGGATTGCTTTATAAATGCTTGTCGGATTTTATAAATATCTTTTGTTTCCCCTGGGACTGGCGGGAGGGTGCGTGCCGGAGGCATACGGACAGACGCCCCAGGATAGCCTCTACCATATCAGGGAGGTCGTCGTGACGGGCCGCGTCGTCCGGCGCGAGGTGATTCCCGTGCAGGAGCTCTCGGGCGAACGCCTCCAGCGGCTCAATTCGCACAACGTGGCCGACGCGCTGCGTTACTTCTCGGGCATCCAGATCAAGGACTACGGAGGCGTCGGCGGCTTGAAAACGGTGAACATCCGCAGCATGGGCACCAACCACGTCGGGGTCTTCTACGACGGTATCGAACTGGGCAACGCTCAAAACGGCACGGTCGATTTGGGGCGCTTCTCGCTCGACAACATGGAGTCGGTGACGCTCTACAACGGGCAGAAATGAGAAATGTGCGGTTGAATTTCCGCCAACAGGAACGTTCGCACCTGATGGAAAATATGATTTACAACGATTTGATCCGCAGGGGATATTCGGTAGACGTGGGAATAGTAGAACTGACGCGAATCATAGAGGGCCGACGCCGCTCGTCGCAATACAAGATCGACTTCGTGGTCAACGTGGGCAATGACAAACTGTATATCCAGTCGGCATTACACGTAGACACGCCGGAAAAGAAGGCACAGGAAACCTTCTCTTTGAGAAACACCGGCGACTTCTTCCGCAAGATCGTCGTGCTGGACGGCAACAGCAAGCCGTGGACGGATGAGGATGGCGTCATGTATGTGGGCGTGATCCCGTTCCTGCTGGAAGATATTGTGGCCGAGGCGATCGGATAAAACAGGGGACGGCGTTTCCTGTCCCGCAGGGAAAAACGGACGGTACGGACTATCGGTATCCACCACGGTACAAGAGGCTGTCGGCCGGCTTGCCGGCCCCTCCTGCCGCTTTTCCAATGCAAATACGGGTTGTTTTTGTCGTTTTTCTACGATTCGAGGTTTTTGGGCGGAATACAAAAGGATGGCGACCAGAGAAAAAAGGGACGGGGAGCGGCTGTCTGCCGTCACGGCCTGACGGGCCGGAACCGGAAGGAGCGTCAGGCCAGCAGTCGGTCGATCATGGACTGCAACCGCAACAGATCGCAATATTGATTGGTGCCGCCGGTATAGTCCTCGGCATGCCGGGCCGTGCGGATCAGGAACGAATCGAGTTCTATTCTGACCGAGCCAATCCTCCGGGACAATCCGGAGGAATGGTTTATGTAAACGAATTTGCCGTTGCGCTCGACAAAACAGCTCGTAAAGTAATGCCCCTTGGTCTTGGCTACGACCGCCGCATCCACGGCTTTGGCATATTTGGATATTTCACGGACGAGCGCCGTCTGGAAATTCCGGTATTCTCTCGAGACATAACACCCTGCGTCCGCAAGGAAGACATATTGCCATTTGGTATAAAAACTCTGTGCCATAATCCAATTTGTCCGTTATCGTGTGTTCTGTAAATAAATTCGCCACTCCTCGCCGTCGATGGTAAGGCTGTTCAGTTCCCAGTCGTACTCCACTTCCGGCATATCGGAATAAGGGAAATGAACGGCATAGCCTATCTGTCCGTAGGAACAGAGCAGCGGCGTGACGCAAACTTCACGACCGAAATAGGTCTGCGGAGTACAGTATTTGCGCCAGTCGAAACGGCCTGCGGTCACATTGCCGCAGAGCCGTGCGAGGATCGCCCCGTCCGTCATCGCTTTCATACGTCGGCACCTCCTTTCTGTACCAACGTCAGTTGGCCGGGGCGGTCGGGGAACCAATAGGCGTCGTTGTCTGAAAAGACGATGCCGCAATCCTCGTCCTCGGGGTAACGGTGCGGACAAAGGAAACTGTCCGGACGGCAAAACCCCAGCACTTCGTGGGGGCCGAACGTCACTCCATAATCGTTTGTAAAGAGAACCGTGTCGCCGACGGCCAGGTCGTCGTCCGTGTCGATGACCTCCGAAAGACGGTCGTAAATCATCTTGCCGTGTTTTTTCTCCACTTCTGCCTTCCAACGCAGAAATTCCGCTTTGTAACTTCGTTTCGTACTCATTTCAATGCTGTTTTCAGGGTTTCATAAAGCGTGTCGATCATTGCCTCGGCCGCTTCCATATCGCTCACGATGTCTTTGATGTGGTAAGGGGCGCCGTTCTTGCCGTGCCCGTCCGTGCCGATCCACAGATAGGCTTCATAGTCGGAGTCGTAAGCCTCGTAATACTTTTCCAGCTCTTGCAGGAGGCTGTCGGGATCGCCGTTCCGCATTTCGACGCTGAAGCCGAAGTCCTGTCCTGCGGGCGTGTACTGCCGGAACTCGAACTCCGTGAAGCCGGGACGACTGGCGTCCGTTTCCACACTCCAGCCCAAAGCAGTGGCCACATTGGTAATCTGTTCTGTTGTTGTCATCGTTTCCGTTTTTTCTTTCCCTCCGTTCGATGTCTTCCGACTTCGCCCGAAGGGGATGTTTTCACGTGCGGAGTCGGACGGGGGATGCGAGAACGACGGGCAAGGAAACGGAAGGAAATTTTATGAAAGGCCGGAATCCCGGATTCCGGAAAGTTTGCGTCAAATTTCATTACAGGTAACGGCAGCGGTCCTTGAACCGTGTTCGTCCACCGTACCTTTGCACACGAAAACGAACCCGGCGGCGAAAGTCGAGACAACGAGAGGGTTATACTCGGTATATCGGGCGTCGTCCGGCAGGTATATAAACGGAAGGGGCGGCGGTCCAAGCCGTCCACAGGGTGAGCTATAAAAGCAACCGGGGGCGCAAACAGCAGGAAAAGATACGAACGTGCATACCGTTTCCGGTACGGGATTCGTTATATAGGTATCAAGGGATACGCCGGCGATACGGACTTTTCGGTTATATCCCGGAATTTATTATCTTTGCCGAACAAGAGGATAGCCTTACGACGAATTAAATACCTGACCGCTATGACACATATAATGATCGAAGACAATACGCCCGAAGGAAAGTGGCTGCTGGAGCTGATCCGGGGACACAAGAGCGTGACTGTCATGGACGAGAAAAAAAAGAAGGGGTTCCGGGAAGCCGTGGCAGAATGCAATGGCCGTCCTGCCGCTGAATTTTTCGACGAAATGAGCCGACAGGCTAAAGAGCATTTCGACCATGCGTGA